GAATGCTGTAAAACTAATACAGAATGTCCTAAGAATAAAGAGCTTTACGAATTAATTAGGGCAAAAGTAATTGAATTATATGGAATATAATATTATTTTCTTAACTAACAATATAATGTCTACGTTTAGTTACATCAATCCGCAAAACCAATTGTGGAAGGAAGCTAAGATTAGCAAAGTTCACCAGCGTATTCTAGAGAAGATTACCTCTATGCCTGATGTCATTAGAAAGGATAAGTTTAATATGGAGTTACTTACTATGATATGCTGTATGATTGAGAATAGTATTACTAATACTGGTAAGAAGGATAAGATGAAGATAGATAAGAAGAGTTTAGCAGTTCAAGTTATTGTTAGTTTATTTGGAACTGTAAGTCCTCAAGACTTAGAAACAATTGGCAAGAACATTGAATACTTGCACGATAATGATAAGATTGTAAAGTATAGTGCTTGGGTAGTAGTAGCAAGTACAGTTGTAGATTGGGTGAAAAAAAAGGTAAAGTAATACGTGATTGGATAATTAATTGGATACAAACTAAGTTCATTAATGGTGTGATGAGTGAATTAGATGTGCCTAAAAGTGTAGTAATGGTTGTTAATATAGCGAACAATCTAGATAAGATAGGTTTTGTTCAAACGATTATTAGTAAGCTAGGAGTATACAAGTTTGTCGCATATTTGATTTACTTTGCGTTCTTAGCCTAGGTTTGTCTTTAAGTAATAGATATAGTTGATACTATGGGTGTAGTTGATAAAAGCAATAAGTTTATCAACTACGAAGTGAATGAGTTGATGTGTAGTTGACTAAATTAAAAATTTTTAATTTAGCTTCAACAGGCTACAACTGATATCAAAGTGGTTGATATTGGTTGTTAATTAAGATTAGTTGATAAACTACTTAAAGACAATAATATAATATATATAACTTAAAGATGAATTCTAGTTTAATTATTTTATGTAAAAGAAATATTAAGGAAAAACTTTTGAATTCAGTTGAAGAAAATAATTTTCCTCACATATTATATAAAATGGATTTTGAAGAAGTACTTAAATCTAAACGTTCTCATCTTACTGCTGGTTCACTTAAAACCTATAATTCCTTACTCAAGAGCATCTATAAGTCTTGCTTTGGTGTTGATAAAGAACCTAATATTAAAAACTTTGATAATCATGAAAAAATATTAGACTTTTTAAAGAATAAGTCTGTTTCATCTCGTAAAACTTATTTAGCTGCTCTTGTATGTATTGCTCCTAATATTAAAGAATATAAAGATATGATGAATGAAGATATGTCTAGTTATAAGAAAGAACAAGATAAACAGATTCTCAATGATAAACAACTTAAATCTAACATTACTAGTGCTGAGATTAAAGCTATATATAATGACCTTGAAAACACTGCTAAGTTCTTATACAAAAAAACTAAACTTGATACTAATGACTTACAACAGATTCAAAACTATATTATTGTTGCTTTACTTGGTGGTATATGGATTGTTCCTAGGCGTAGTCTTGATTTTTGTGAACTACGTATTCGTGGCGATATTGATAAGAATAATGAAAATTATATTGATAAGAAAAAGTTTGTATTCTTCAAGTTTAAAACTGCTAAGTTTCACGAAGGCGGACAATCATTAGATATTCCTACTCCATTAATGAAGATACTAACAAAATGGATTAGTGTTATTCCTAATGATGTAGACCATTTATTATTCAATGCTAAGTTTGAACCTTTAACAAATGTTACTCTTAATCAGCGTCTCAATAAGATATTCAAAGGTCCTATTAGTGTTAATCAAATGAGACATACTTATCTAACAGAGAAATATGGTGACATGATGAAAGTACAAAAGGAAATGGAAGAAGACATGGAAGAAATGGGATCTTCTACTAAACAAGCAAAGGTATATGTAAAATATGAGGATAAAAAATAAATATATCTTTATATATAATGGATAATAAACCTGAAACGTTTGCTGGTTTTGCTATTGGTTTTTTACTTACTATGATTTATGAAATCATAAAAGAATATCAAAAGAAATAATATTTAGTAACTATATAAAATGCCCTATTCATTAGAAAAGGTTGGCCGTCGTTGGTTTGTCAAAGATAATGCTGGTATTCGTTTACCATCTAAAAAAGGCTTCCCTACAAAAGAGAAGGCAAGAAAACAACAAATCGCAGTTATTCTTTCTCAATCCAAGAGAACTGGAAAACCTGTTAGTTCCTTTTTTGGATAATTATATTATTTAGGAATTTTATTATTTAAAGACAAAAATAATAATATTTAGTATATATATAAATGGACCATCCAAGATATATTCAGCTTGTTCAGCTCAAAATGAAACTCATTGAAGTTACTGAGACCTACATTAGTGACCCTTTTGGTTACAATTACTTATTAAAAGAGATTAGAGAATTAGAGAAAAGAATAAAAAAAATTGAATTAATTATTAATGAAAAGAAATAATTTAGGGAAAATCACTTAAAGATAATATTATAATATTATATAATATTATATAATGGAAGAAGAACAACCAACTAACAAGTACAGAGAAGCTAGACTTCGTGCATCTAAGAAATGGCGTGAAAACAATAAAGAACTACTTGCTGTTCAAGCTATTGAGTATTACCATAAACGTTGCGAGGCTGACCCTGAATACAAAGAGCGTTTACGTCTCCAAGCTAACGCCCGTTATTGGAAAAAGAAACTCGCCAAGTTGGAAAAAGAAACTATCTCTTAAAGACAAAACTTTAGGAAAAACAATTAAAAAAAAAAGTGAATTAATATATTATTCTTTTTTATTACTTAAAGATAAAAGAATAATATATACTATATATAAAAGAATGGAATTCGCCGAAATCGCCCCTTTAAGAGAACTTTACTACCTTCACTCCCTTAACTTCACCGAGTTTAAGGCTTACGCTAAATCAAGTAGCAAGAATGACACTGATAGAAAAAAAGACTTCACCAAAGTTAAAAACTATTGTGAACAGATGATTACTAACAAAGGAACTATTAATAGAATCTACACTAATGATGCTAAGGTTGGTGGTAGAAGACGTGCTAAACACTCACCTGCTACATTACCTAATATTATTAGAAGTTTCCTTTTTGGTTCAACTACTACCGACCTAGATATGAAAAACGCACAACCTACTATTCTTCGTTGGCTATGTAAGTTATACAATATTGCCTGTCCAGAATTAGAATATTATATTAATAATCGTGACAGATTACTTAGCCAAGGTGATAGAGAAAAAGTTAAACTTCAATACCTTTGTGCTTTGACTTGTGACAAGGAAACTAACAGTAAAAACAAAGACTTTATTGCCTTTGATAGAGAAGCAAAAAGAATTCAAACTGAGATTATGAAGATTACTGACTTTGCTGATATTATTAATACTATTCCTGATGACAAAGAAGATAATATTAGTGGTTCTGCTATGGTTCGTATTCTTTCTGTTTATGAAAACAAAGTATTAGAAAAAGTAATTGAATTCATCACTTCTAAGAATATTGAAATATGTGCTTTAATCTTTGATGGTATGCTTATATATGGTAATCATCACGATAATATTGGTTTACTTCGTGAATTAGAAGAATTCATTAATAAAGAGTTTGAAGGTATTAATATGAAGTTTGACTTCAAAAAACATAAAAACGAAATAATTATTCCTGATGACTTTGTTATTCCTAGTAATGATAGTTGTAATGGTGTTACTAATGATGTTGATGCCAGTGAAACTATCTTTAAGCTTTATCCTCATTGGGTTTGTTGTCACGATGACTTATATGTTTATGAAAAAGACACCGGTATGTGGTCTTGTTCTCAAACTTCTCATTATAAGATATTCAAGTTATTTGCTGAACAACTAACAATAATGGTAAAAGGTAAGTTTGGTATGGAATCTAGTGGTCGTTCTTATGGCACTGATAAGTCACTTATGGATAAACTTGCACCATTAATTAAAACTCTCTGTGTCAATGATAATTGGCTTAATGAAGCACAATATACTTCACTTGGTAAGATATTATTTAATAATGGTTTTTACGACTTTAATGAAATCAAGTTTTATGAAAAAGATGAAACTGGTTTTAATAATCCTGAGATATACTTTGCTTATAAGATTAATCAAGACTTTACTGCTTTTAGCGAGGAAGATTTGGAATATATTGCTTCCATTAAACAGCGTTTATTCTATGACCCATTAGGCAAAGAACAAGGCGACTACTTAGCTATTAACTTAGCTCGTGGTTTGGCTGGTGATAAGATGAAACGTATTATGATGGGTTTAGGTTCTAGTAATTGTGGTAAGTCTATATTGTCTACTGCTATTATGCTTTCTTGTGGAGAATATGCTGGTTCTTTCAATGCTGAAAACTTAGCTTTTCGTAATACTAGTAATGATGAAGCACAGATTATGCGATGGGCTATGTTACTTCGTTTCAAGCGTATCATTATTAGTAATGAACTAAAAAGTACAACTGAATTGAATGGTAATATGATTAAAAAGATCTCTTCCGGTGGTGACAAACTTATTGGCAGAAATCATGGAAAAGCTGAGGAAGAGTTTATTACACACTTCTTACCTATTGTAATGGCTAATGACTTACCTAATATTAAACCTTATGATGATGCTGTTGCTAATCGTTTACGTGTTATGTCATATAATAAGGTTTTTGTAGATGAACCTAGTAACGAGTTTGAATTGAAAAAAGATGAACATATTGAAGATGAGATTAGAACTAAGCGTTTCCAACGTTGTTTCATTGGGTTACTAATTCAAGAACATATTGAATGGACTGATAATGGTAAGATTGATATTGAACCTAGTGCTATATTACAAGCTAAGAAAGATTGGATTGCACAAGATAAGTCCCCTATTGAAACATTCAAGTTTGAGTTTGATATAACTAACAATAAAGAAGATTATGTTTTAAGTGAAGATATACAGTCTTGGTTGGATAATAAAAAGTTAGGAATTACAATTACTAAGTTTGGAAAAGAATTGAATAAGTATGCTTTATTGAATAAGTTTGAGAATGTTGAAAGTAAGAATAAGAAAGTTAATGGTAAGGTTAAGAAAGCTTGGTATGGAATTAAGAGCATAGATGGTTTGGAAGAATTATAATTACTTATTCTTTGTCTTTAAGTGATAAAGGTAGCAGGTAGCTGGTAGCGGGTTGTTTTTAATAGTTATATATATAGAAAAAAAAAGAGTGAAAAGTAGAATTGAAATAATTATTGATATATGGCTTTTTTACAAAAACAAGTCGCTACCGGCAACCCGTAACCCACTATTCTTAAAGAATGTATCTTTGTTAGATAAAAAATGTTACTTAATTAAATAATTTTGTGACGATAAAATTATTTAATAATTACCAAAGTATTTTGTCAGCATAATATCCAGCAGAACCTTTAATAGTTCTATCTATTTTGTGACGTAATTTATAAAGGCGTCTTTTTTCCTCAGCAAGACGTTTATCTTCCTTCAGGTATGTAGGGTAATCTTTGTAGCCAATGGCACCGATTGAAGCTACTTTGTCGCCATTCTTGAAGACGTCAATTTTCTTCCCTTTGCGACTACTAGGCTTAATCTCAACGCCTAACTTTTTAGCTTGGGTATAACTATAATCACTAATATTATACATATATATAATATTAGAAATAAAAAACAGAGAGGCGGACTAAACATCTCGTAACTTACTTCTTACGCATAGCACGTAACTGAGCCATATAGGCTTTGGCTTCAGGTGAACCCTTAACTAACTTGGGAATACCATTCTTGGCACGCATTTCTGCACCCCAAGCTTTAGCTTCTGCGGAACCTTTGACGAATCTTGGCATTTATATTATAATAGAAGATAATATTTCTAAATAATTGTATTAGTCCATAAAAAAGTGGATTGGTACTTTTTTATTTCCGCCTACATTCAACTTTGCGTGTTTGTTTTGTTGTGATCTAGTTTGGCGAGTAGGTGCTTCTATTTCTTCTTCTTCGCTTTCGCTTTCTTGTGCTTTTTCTTTAGGAGATACTTTCTTGGGTTGTTTTTTAGGTTGTTTCTTAGGTGGCTCAGGCTCCTCTTCTTCTTCTGTTTCCTCATCATCACTTGGTTCAACAATGATAGTTTTTTTCTTAATTACTTTCTTCTTTTTCTTGGGTGCTTTTTTAACTACAATAACTTCTTCTTCAACTTCGGTTTCAGTATCTTCTTCTTCATCTGTGTCGGTAATATGGTCACTAGGTGGCAAAAGTGGTTTCTCTTTTGTTTTCTCTTTAGACGATACTTTCTTAGCTTGATGGGTAGTTTTACCATCCATTTCTTCTTTGGCTTGCTTCAACATTTTCTTAGCATTCTCAAGGTCTTTTTGTTTCTTTTTTTCTAAATATTCCTCACGGGCAATACGGGCTTTTTCAAATGCTTCTTCTTTTTTGAGAAGCTTAGCGTCAACAACTGGCTCGGGTTCAGGTTGCTTCTTCTTTGATTTAGGCTTTGTTAGTTGGTGGTCGTCGTCACTATCCATTATATATTGTATTAATATTTTATTTTCCTTAATTAAATAAAATATTTTGTTAGAATATAATATGACTATTGTAGAAATTACAGAGACTAAGAATGAAGATATTAAGGCTATGAAGCCAGTGAAGGAAAAGATGGATATATATATACCTGATATACCTGTGGGTGTAAGTAGACGTAATGGTATGATTTATTTGCTTGTAGGCAGTGGCGGCAGTGGGAAAAGTTCACTTTTGTTAAACGCCTTTAAACCAAAAGGCATATATCATAAGAAGTTTCATAACTTGTATTACTTCTGTCCAAGTACATCTTTTTTATCAGTTCAAAATCACCCATTTGAAAAACACGATAAAGTTTTTCACGAACTAACAATTGATAGTTTGTTAGATTTGAAGGAAGAATTAAAGAATAAAAAAGAAGAAGCAGAAGAAGATGATGAGACAGAATATAATTGTGTAATTATAGATGACTTTGCAAATGATCTAAAAGATAAGGGAATACAAAAGGCGTTGAATTCAATGTTAATTAAAGCAAGACATTATAATTGTGCTTTCATATTTTGCCTTCAATCGCTCGGATACTTCCCAAAGATATTGCGGAAACAGCTGACGTTTGCCACAATATTCAAGCCGAGAAACGCTGAGGAGTTTGAAATGATACGAGATGAAATATTACAGATGAAGAAAGATGATGCAAAGAAACTATATGATTATGTTTTTGATAAACCTTATATGCATCTTGATGTAGATTCTTTTGAAAACAAGTTTTATAAGAACTTTAATAAGCTGGATATACTAACAAACGATAAGCTTTAAGAATTACACGTATTTTGGCAAACACAATAAAAAAAAAAGTTGAAATGGTTTTTTAGCCTAGGGTTCTAAGTCCTTTTATTAATTGTATTATTAAAAGCACTTAAAGACAACGATATTATAAACTATGGCTAATCTTATTATTGAAGGTGAAGAACATTACCAATTATATGATGAATTAAAACAAATACTTGATAAACGATATGAATTATTCATTGATGATGAAGTTAAACAATGGAGCAAAACTGCGAAAATAGCAATTATATGTGAGTTTTGCGAAGATGATAATGTATTCTTACATATTCATTATTATAATAATTATGCAGGTTCAAAAGTTTTTAATGAATTACTTGATAAGTATGGTTTTGAACTTGACTGGTTTGATTCTTGTGTATTAGGATTATGGAAAAAAAGAACTTAAAAAGATAATGTTTTAACAATATATAATATGGAACAAACTAACAAAAAACAATTGACTATCTATGAACGTGAAAAAAGAAGAGATTACTTCAAAAACTATTACCAATTACATAGGGAAAAACTATTAGAAAACGCAAAAGAAAGAAACGCAAGGCTACGAAATCCACCAAAAGACCCAAAGATTACTTTAAAAAAAAAACTAATATGGAACTATCTATAACAGTTTTTTTTATGTTTACAGAATTACACGTAAAAAGCTTATACCATTAAAAAAAAAGTTGAAACGGTTTTTGACCTAGGGTTCTAAGTCCTTATAATATTCTAATATAAGAAGCATTATAAGTTCCAAACTTAATTAACCAATTCCAAAACTAACAAGATGAATTCGTTTACTACTGCTGAGAAGACTGCTTATAGATTCGGTTTCGCAATGGGACATATGTGCCAATGGGTAGAAAGTTATGATGGATATATTAATACTTTTGAACGCTTCATTGCTGAGATTAATGAATTCTTTTACGATTTCACTGATAATATGATAATAGAATTATTAGAGTTATATGATACTATTGAGCCAGCAGAGATTACAAAGTTTGATATATCATGTTACGATATATTATTTCCAAATAGAAAAGGTAAGACTATATACATAATTGGTGATACAGATGTAGACGATTGTATTGGTATGGTATGTCACAATCCAGAAGAAAGTGATAATCTTATTATTATTCCACGTGAAGAATGGAGTGATATAATAGAGAGCTATAATGAATTGAATGTATTAGAATGCGAATGCTGTGGAGACGAAGACCATAAGAATAATGATGGAGAATGGACTTATGTTATTACAAGAGAAAATAATATGTGTGTATGTAATTATTGTTATGAAGATAAAAAAGAAGAACAAGAAGAAGAAGATAATACTGACAGTGAATTAACTATTTAACAAAAGTCTTCTCAATAGGCATAACAAGATTAGAATTATACTTTTTAAAAAGAACAAAGTAATATGTACCCCACCAATAGTTGCAATTCAATATAATAATATTATGAATATAAAAACCTAACTTTTGTAATCTAGCAAGACGCTTAGGCGTAATAGAATTCCACGATTTCGCATTAATTAAAAAACCAACTTCTTCCAAGGAGTTGATTTTTTCCATAAAGTATTCCAAAAAGTAATAAACACTGTTTTTTACTACTTTTTGTCCTTTTTTGTTAGTTAGTTCACATTTAAAAGGTGGGTTGGTATAGATAGTTGTAACAATACTCTTATCACAATCATAATTGAATATATCTCTACCTTCTTCAATCTCACACCATTCTTTTAGGCAAGTAACTTGATTATATAAACTGCCTTGACCTTTGAATGGTTCTAGGAATATAGCATCATCACGAATAGGACACATCTTTAATATTTCAGTCCAGACATTAGGTGGGGTTTGTATTTCTAAGTAATCTAGATTCATATATATATAACTATATTTTAGTTGTTAGTTTTTGCTTAATCTAACCAAATAATATCTTTATTATAATTCATTTTATAACAATAGTAGAAACAATCAAAATTACAAGAACTTTTTTTGTTAGTATTATCATTTGTTAGTTTTTCAAAATGTATTCTTTTTTTTGGAATAATAATTTGTATATGTTTATCTTTCCATTCTCTAAAATATGATGTATTTATTTTTGATGATGGTAATATAAGAATAAATGGTTTATCTATTTCTTTAAGTCGTTTTAATATATCTTTTATTTTTGAAAATGGCGGATTTGTAACAATAATATCACCTAAATTATTATTAAAAAAATCAATTGGCTCGTGAATAACATTAAACCCTAATTCAGTAAGATAATTTCCACTATTACCATTACCATAAAAAGCTTCCCATATTTGTTTATCTTTTGGTATAAGATGTTGTATATCTTTCCAAGCATATTTAGGTGTCATATAATCATCTTGTTTTAGAAACGTCTTAGTTTGAAAATTAGCCATATATATATAACTATATTTTAGTTGTTAGTTTTTGCTTAATTAAAGAAATAATAATCTTAATATATTATAGAATGTCCCACAACATAATAGATAGTATACAGATATACTTAAACTCCAAATACGCAGATGCTAAACCATTAGGCGATCCTTCTATATGTATGTATAACTTACCACAGATAGAGATTCCTGATGGTCATACTCTTTATATGTCTTTACAGAATGCTGTAATACCTTATAGTTTTTATTGTTTGAATTCAACTAACAATTATTTAGAGATATTGGAAGGTGTAGATACAATTGCTATTACTGTTCCACAAGGCAACTACAATGTTAATCAACTTGTTAGTTACTTGCAAGCACAATTAGGAAATGAATATAGTTTAGTATATAATGGAATAACTGGTAAAGTAACATTAAGCAATACTACTAATCAATTCACATTAAAACAGGCAAGTACGATTAATGTTGTTTTAGGATTCAATATATCTAGCGATACACCAAGCGGAGTATCAAGAACAATTACAGGTATTAACTGTGTTAATCTAACACAGATTAGAGCGATTAATGTAGAGATAGATATGCCAACTTATAATGTGAACGTGGCACAAAGATATAACCAAAATATTTTAGCAACAATTCCAGTAATTGCCCAACCATTTGGTTTAGTGAATTATGTTAATCCCAATAACTTTAGGGTGAATATGTTTAGCTGTGCGATGAATATGTTAAAGGTAAAACTAGTAGATAATCAGGCTAATTTGATTCATTTGAACGGGGTGAATTATCAAATGACTATTCAATTAGATATTGTGAAATTCACGGAATAATATATTTAAACTATTTAGAGATAAAAATATATTATATATAAAAATGTATAATATATATAGAATTTATTGTAAAGATGAAAATATAACAGATTGTTATATAGGTAGAACCAATAATTTAAAAAGAAGAATAATAGACCATAAAAAAATATCAAACCCTAATTTATATCTTTACCAATTTATTACAGAAAATAATGGTTTCAATAATTTTATATTTGAATGTTTAGAAGAATGTGAAAATCTAACAATAGCAAAAGAAAAAGAAAGATATTGGTATGAAATATATAAACCAACATTAAATATACAATATCCAAATAGACAACCATTAGAAGCATCAAGAGCATATAAAGAAAAAAATAAAGATAAAATAAAAGAAGCAACTAAAAAAAAGAGTGAATCAATATTATGTGAATGTGGAGGTAAATATTCATACTGGGGAAAAAATAGACATTATAAAAGTAAAAAACATTTAGAGTATTTAGAAAAAAAATAATATTGTTAGTATATATATTATAATGTTGGGTCACAAATCCGCACTAAGTAAAGCACAAATGGGAAGCAAATTACCATTAGGTAGTAATATATTAGGTCACAAACAACCTTTAGGCGAAATGATGCCAAAGATGGCTAAGGAAGAAAACCCAATGGAAAAGAAACAATCTCCTTTAGAAAGAAGAATTCCAAGAGGTTTAGGATGGAAATTAGGAATGTATGCCTAATTGTTAGTTTTTAGGAAAATATTAATTTAGGAATTATTAATATTTTTTATCTCCGTATAATCTATAATATGATTCCCGCTAATCTTTCCTATACTGGCAAAATAGAGTCTTCCCCTGCTCGTCGTTACAGAACTAATATCCAGCCCCAAAACGGAACTGGTCCTTATGTAGGTGGTAATACTGTTATTGTTAACATTCCTTGTCAAGCTAATACTTTCCTTATTCCTAGTGAAAGTTACTTAAAGTTTACTCTTAGTGCTGTAATTGGTGCATCTGCTTCTGCCTGGAATGCTTTTGATGCTCACGGTGCTCACGGTGTTTTCCAACGTCTTAGAGTATATCATGGTTCAAGTCTTTTACAAGATATTGATAACTATGATGATTTAGCTAAGATTCTTTTTGACTATCAGGCTGCCTTAGATACTACACAGGGTCGTCTTTCTATTACTAATGGAACCAATGCTGAATATACTGGTGTATTAAACGGTGCTGCCGGTACTGCTACTGTTTCTAACGTTAAACCTACTAACAAAGGTGCTACTATTGCTTCCCTTGCTGCTTCTGGAACAAGAGTTGTAGGCACTTATTGTATTAATCTTCTTTCTCTTGTAGGTGCTCTTGCTGGTGGCAAATATATTCCTCTTCACTTTGCTCAGTCATCTCCTCTTCGTGTTGAACTTGTCTTAAAATCAACTCCTCAACAGGTTGGTGCTTTCACTGGTAATGCTACTGGTATTCAATTAACTAACGTTGAATATATTGCTGAATTCTTACAAATGTCATCTGGTGCTATTGATGCTATTGCTTCTCGTGCTAGTGGTGCTTTACAGATGGTAATCCCTGACTGGCGTAACTACGTTTATTCTAGTAACGTAGCTGATAATGCCACAATTTCTATGCCAGTTGCTGCTAAATTCTCATCTCTTAAATCACTTGTTGTATCTCAACGTCAAACTGCTGCCTCTGGTGTAGCTACTTATTATCCTACTGCTCACGTTAAGAATGGTCTTAGTCAGTGGACTATAAGAATTGGAAGTGAATTATTACCTTCTACTGCTCCTAATAGTGATGCTGAATTTTTCAGTGAAGCTGCCAAATGCTTTGGATCTCTTGCTGATATGAACTACCAACCTTCTATTGATATTAATGCTTTCACTCAAAACGCTGCTGTTTCTGTTACTAGTGATGACTTAGTTGCTAGAACTGACTCTGGTGCTTTCTTAATTGGTCTTGACTGCGAGACTTACCAGAATAGTGACAAAACATCTATTTTTGCTGGTATGGATACTACTACTAGTGATATTTTTGTTAATATGGTTTACGGTACTACACCCTCTTCTGGTGCTAACATTACCTATAATGCTTTTGCTTGCTTTGATAATGTAATTGTATTTGAGAATGGAACTATCTATTCTAGAACTTAAATAGGATTTGTCTTTAAAAGATAAACTAACAAATTAAATTATAATAAAATAAAAAATATTGTCTTATTATAATATGGATAAAGAAGTAGCAACCCTTTTTTTAATGACTAATAGTTTAGCAACAAGTCCAAACCAATATGGATTTAGAGTAGGAAATAATGATTTTACTTT